GAGCCATATTCACAAAATACTGAAGGCTTAATAGGAGCTTTAATTGATCTCAAGGCAACACTGTCTGGCAGAACGGTTTACTCCGTGGCTGGATTTGGCGCAATTGCATTTGAGGATGTTTCTCAAGGGGATGCAGTTTACGCTCGACCTAGTGATGGCCGGGTAGGAAAAGCGTCTAATAATGGAACTCTTGATGAAGCAACCTGTGTTGGCTTTGTTCAGACTTCGAAATTAGCAGGTGAAGTGGCGCGTATTTTGATTGTTGGAATATTAGCTAAGAATGGTCTTGATGCAGGAGATACGCATTATTTAGGGGTAAATGGTGGCTTGGTTTCGACACCACCCACTGGGCCAAATAAATACCTAGTTCGTCTCGGTGAGGGCATAAGCACTACCAACCTGGCAATTCATATTGAACCACCTATCCTCTTAACCTAAGTACGTGCGATAGGATGGTTCAATAGACAGTTTAATTACGCAAAGTTTTTGAACTGAAAGGGAATTACAAATGGCAACAAGAAAGTCACTTATTCTCAATGCTGGTCTCTTGCAGGAGCTTAATTCTTCTGCGGATAAACTTGACCTGGCAGGTAACAGTACGTCTGATTTATCAGAGGGTACAAATCAGTATTTCACTAATGCCCGCTCTCGGGGAGCTGTAAGTGTTACAGACTCTGGTGGATTAGGTTCACTTTCCTATAACTCTACTTCTGGAGTTATTACTTACACTGGACCGAGCAGTTCAGATGTACGTGGTGAAGTCTCGGTAGCATCAGGCTCAGGACTAACCTACGACAGCGGTACGGGTGAAATCGGTACTAATGCGATACCGAACTCGCAGTTAGCTAATTCCAGCCTGACAATCGGCTCGACCGCAGTGGCTTTAGGCGCGACTGCGGCGACAATTGCAGGTTTGACGAGTCTTACATCAGGCACCGTAGTTGCGAGCACCACTCTTAATATCGGCGCCGATGGTGCTGCTAACAGCATAAAGATTAACTCCGGTGGGATCACTTACGAAGGATCAGGTGTAGACGCACATGAGACAACAGTTTCAGTCGTAAACCCAACAGGTGATCGCACTATTAATTTCCCAGATGCTAGTGGAACTGTTGCTTTATTGGGTTCTTTAAGTGCAGCCAACAGTGGTACCGGATTCGGTTCTCTTTCCTACAACTCTGGCACTGGGGCCTACACTTACACTGTTGTTACAGCAGCCAACATCAGGGCGCAGGTATCAGTTACTGATTCTGGTGGCGACGGTTCATTAGCCTATGACAACTCGACAGGCGTACTTACCTACACCGGACCAAGTGCCTCTGAAGCCCGTGCTCATCTCAGTGTTGCGTCGGGTTCTGGATTGACTTACAACAGTGGCACGGGTGAGTTTGGCACCAATGCAATTCCAAACGCACAGTTAGCAAATAGCTCGATCACCATCGGTACTACAGGAATCGCGCTTGGTTCTAGCGCCACAACTCTTGCTGGCCTGACTTCTTTCACCTGCAATGCAATCATCACTAATGATGACGGGTTTAGGGTCCGCGATAATAGTGATAACACTAAGCAGCTTGCATTCGAATTGTCTGGTGTGAGTACTGGTACAACTCGTACATTGACTGTTCCTAATGTCAACGGGACAATCGCAGACGAAGGATTTGCTACAGCAATTGCAGTTGCATTAGGATAACGTTATGGCAACCCAAGTACAATTCCGCAGAGGGACTTCCGCCCAGCACCAAACTTTTAAGGGTGCTCTTGGTGAAGTCACCGTTGACACTACAAAAAGCTCCTGCGTTGTTCATGACGCAGTCACTAATGGCGGATTCCCTTTGTTGAGGGAAGATGCGAGCAACTCAGCCTTATCACTCGGATCATTAACAAGTTGCGCTCTTAAGTTTGCAAATGATGCGAATACAGGGATTATGAGCCCTGGCGCGGACCAGATTAGTTTAGTTACCGGAGGAGTTGCTAGACTTACAATAGACTCAGCAGGCGCTGTAACCATTCCAGGCAACGTTTCTATCACAGGTGATCTAAACGTATCTGGAGCTCAGAACTCTAACATTGCATTAATTATAGCTCTAGGCTGATATGGCAAACACTTTCAAAATCAACACGAAATCCAGCCTTGTCACAGATGCTGTTTCGAGCGCTAACACCAATATCCTGACAGCAGGAGGTAGTGCCACTCTTGTTATCTTGAGTGTCCTTGTTTCCAATAAAAGTGCATCCGCAGCTGATGTCGATGTCTATTTAGTAACAAATACAGGAGACGATGTTTATATTATTCGCAATGCCCCCGTACCCTCAGGGTCATCTCTTGAATTGATCTCAGGATCTAAGATCATCCTGGAGTCAAGCGATGTTTTACGAGCACGGTCAGATACTGCCACTACATTAGATATCTCTGTTAGCTACCTTGAGCAGACTTGATAAAGCATGGCACTTACGTCGATTGCAACGATCTCTAATTATCATGAATTAGAGGCTAAGATAGCTGATCTTGAAGCGAAAGTAGAAAAGTTATTGACTCCAGAAAGGGTTCTGGAAAAAGCCGATGAAACTTGGGATATTGTTCGTGAGAAGCGTGATTACTTATTGACTAGCACTGATTGGACCATGACGCCAGGTGCTTCTGTCGATCAAGCCCAATGGGCAGCATATAGACAGTCTTTGAGAGACCTTCCGCAGACATATAGCTCCGCTAGATTAGAAGATATTACATGGCCCGTCCAGCCTAGTTCTACACCTGCTTGATAAAAAATGTCTTATATCGGTAATGATCTTCAAGTAGCTGCTAGCCGCTATCGAATTATTGATGATATTAGCTCGGGTTTTAACGGGAGTGAGACTAGCTTTGCACTTCAAATTGGTGGCGTAGCCCCATCACCATTCCCTGTAAATGCTCAGCAGTGTTTGATATCAGTAAACGGAGTTATTCAGGAGCCTGATCCGACAGGCTCTGCGGGTTTTAATATTAGTGGTACGAATATTGTATTTAGTTCGGCTCCAACTAATGGACAAGCGTTTTTTGGAGTTGTCTTAGCTGGTGCCGATTATGTGACCGCCGGGAAAGAATTCCCAGATGGCAGTAACACGGCACCATCAATCACCTTCTCTAGCGACAGTGATACGGGTCTGTATCGTGCTTCATCAGGTGAAGTAGGCCTAGCTAAAAACGGTGTTGCCCGTTCATTGCAGACCCTCGAAGAAGCACAGACAATTACAGGAGTGAAGACATACAACGCTGCTGCAATTGCAGAAGTTACAACTTTGAGTAACTCCTCCAGCACTGTGGCCGTTGATCTTTCACTTTCAAATAATTTTACGCTTACTTTGAATGGAACTGTCAGCACCATCGGCGCACCTACGAACGCTGTAGCTGGGCAAAGTGGTTCTATTTTTCTAGTGCAGGACTCGACGGGTTCTCGTACTACTGGTTGGCATAATAATTGGAAATTTGCAGGAGGAACTGTTCCGACTTTGACTACCACTGCTAGTGCTGTGGATCGGGTAGATTACATCTGCAAAAGCAGTACTGAAATTCATGCCGTTGCTACACTAAACTATACGCGGTAAATAAATGGCACATTTTCATAGCAATGCTCTGATTGGTGCAGGTGGACAAGGAGTAGCAGAATTTAAGATTGACCGCAGCTTGCGTTTCAACTCAGGTGATTCTGCATATTTGAACCGCACCCCGTCATCTGCTGGCAATCGCCGGACGTTTACTTTTAGCTGTTGGGTAAAAAGAGGAAGCTCAGGTGGTTTTCCAGTAATGTTTTGTGGCTATGGAGGAGACACTAATAATTTCCACCATATCCGGTTTCGCAGTACCGACGAGCTTGAAACAAGACTGAAAGTAGGCACCACAGTATTACAGCTAATTACTAGCCAAGTTTTTCGTGATTTCAGCTCATTTTATCACGTCGTTTTGGCATACGACAGCACTCAGTCAACGGCTTCTAATAGGGCAAAACTTTATGTTAATGGCAGCCAAATAACAGATTTTTCGACTGAAACGTATCCTTCCCAAGATCAAGAGTCATTTATTTCTAACACAGGAGGTCATTTTATTGGGCAAAGAGGTGACAGTAATTTATATTTTGACGGCCTGATGGCCGAGGTTCACTTTGTAGACGGCTCTGCACTTGACCCCACGTCATTTGGAGCGTATGACAATAACGGCGTCTGGAAAGCTGAAGCCTTTTCGGGAACCTACGGAACGAACGGGTTCCATCTGAAATTTGACGACAACAGCAGCAACGCTGCGCTTGGAACGGATAGCAGCGGCAACTCGAATACTTTTACCGTTAACAACCTGACAGCTGATGTTTCTGGTCTTGCGACAGCTGCGAAAGGTTTTCAAGTTATTACTTATACGGGCAATGGCAGCAGTACGCGAGCCCATACTTCTGTTGGCTTCCAGCCAGATTTTGTTTGGATTAAGTGTCGCTCTACCGGATATCACCATAGATTATTTGATGTTGTCAGAGGATTTACTACCAGCCAAGTCTTATCATCTAACCTTCAGGACGTTTCTGGCTCGGAAGTCGCTGATAGCAATGGATATGTAAGCGCAGTAAGTTCAAGCGGTTTTACCACAACTGCAGATAATTCTGGCGGCGCTAATGTTAATGCAAATAGTCAAACTTATGTCGCGTGGTGCTGGAAGGCGGGCGGTACGGCATCTTCTAACAATGATGGAACGGTCACTTCACAAGTCAGTGTAAATACTACTTACGGATTTTCGATCGTTACCTATACAAATCCAAGCTCAGGTACGTTTACGGTTGGGCACGGTCTTGGTGCCAATGTTGGCATGATCATCACAAAACACCGGAACAGAAGCAGTGATTGGTATGTCTGGCATAAATCTTTTACAAGTGAAGATGATTACATTAATTTAAACACTAACGCCGGAAAAGCTACTGCTGGAGATTTCTGGGGTACAAGTACGCCAGGTAGTTCTACATTTGGCGGCAAAATTGGCATCAGTGCTCTTGGTGGTGATACTGATGTTGCTTACGTGTGGAGCGAAGTTTCTGGATTTTCTAAATTTGGCAGCTGGACCGGAAACGGTAGCTCTAACGGCCCGACAGTAACATTAGGATTTAAGCCCAGATATGTCCTGTTCAAAAGGACAGATGCATCTGGGGATAGCTGGACTATTTTTGACACTGAAAGAGATAGCGGAACGTTAAACATTGGTCTTGAAGCCAACAGCAGCGCTGCCGAACAAACTTACAGCAATCGTTCAATCTTAGTCAGCGATACTGGCTTTCAAGTAACTTC